GAAGTTTGTTAACAAATATTTAAAGAGGTTTCTCAAATGGTTCGTTCACAAAGTTTTAAGAGTAAAGTAATTCATTATATCAAACGTTATTTCAAGTATTTCTTCTTGTTTCAATTAGTCAAGGGTATAATATGGTTATGTGTATTCTTTACAGGTTGGTCATTGTTTAAGTAAAGGACTCTATTCTTATACATAGTGGTGTTGAAACTTCAGGAAACCAGCTCCAGGTTACCTGGTCCATTTTTTAGTAAAATTTTTTTCCAGGAAAAATACAATCTCCAAAGTTTGCACAATAAATAATAGTAAATGAGACCAGACGAAATCAACCCTTACGAGATTATTAGTGAAACCACTTTAAAGTCCAATAAGTCTTTTAGTGTCAAAACTTACATTATTATAGTCCTATCTTTCTGGTTGTTGTTTACTATATTATAGACCACTACAGCTTACACATTTTCTATAAGGACTTCCTATGTTAGACCCTATCACAGCGGTGGCAGCAGCCACCTCAGCATTTAATGTTATCAAAAAAGGCATTGCGTTTGGTAATGATTTAGAAAGTATGACTAAATCGTTATCTAAATGGTACGGTGCAGTTTCAGATTTTAATTACGCAGAGCAAGAAGTCAATAGTGCAGGCGGTGTCTCTAAACTTCTTTTTAAAGGTAGTATAGAAAAGATGGCGCTAGACATTACCATTAATAAACAAAAGATAAAAGAACAAGAAAACGAATTACGGACTCTAATTCAATATACTTACGGCCATAACGTATATAATGAAATGATTGAATTAAGACGTAAGTTAAGAAAGCAACGTGAAAACGAGTTTTATCGTAGGCGTGAATTTAAAAAACAATGTTTAGAGGCCTTTTTAATACTATTACTAATATGTCTAATTGGCGGCGCTGTCTTGTTTTTGACGTATTTGGCGGTAATGTAAAGAATAAATAAATTCTATGTCGGTTAATATCGGCCTATTACTATTGATATTTGGTATATTTACTACTATTCTTATTATACGTTTAATACTGGCGGAATCGGACTCGGATTCTAATTCTGAGGAAGAGCCAAACGCCTTGACTGAATTTCGTAAACGAATGGGAATGGACGACTAACTCCCAATAGGTCAAATAAATGTAATAGAGGTAATGTCCTTATTAGTAGAAGGCCATAACACCATTCTTACATCTTTTTTATCCACTCTTTAAATGTGTAATCTTCACCAAATTTTTTTATGTATTCTGGTGATAGTTTTCCATATCGTATTTGATTATAGTATTTTTTAGGAAGTGTATAAAAGATATGATATATCATACCGTAAAGTATAATAATATAAATGACAACTAAACAAATATTTTCAAATGTCCAATCAATCTTTGTATTGGATGATTTCCCATTTTCCGTCATAGTGTTCTACTAGGGCAGTTCTACTTTCTACCCAATCGCCATCATTCATATATTCAATACCATCAATTGTTTCAATTGCAGGTGTATGAATATGACCACAAATAATGCCGTCATAGCCTTTCTTTTTACAATGTTTGACCATTGTTTCTTTATACTTATAAAGCATATTAATTGTTTCTTTTGTTTGTGCCTTTAGATATGCAGATAGTGACCAATAAGGCAATCTTAATTTTCTTCTTACAAAAGCAACCCAATGATTCATTCTCATTAACCAAGTATAGATAAAATCACCAAAGTACATTAAGAATTTACCACTATTCATTAAAGGGTCAAATATATCACCGTGTGTGACCAAGTATTTTTTACCATTAATAGCGTGATGTGTGTATTCGTTTAATATTCTCATACGACCAAATTGTAATCTAAAGTCAAACCAGTTTCTTAACATTTCATCGTGGTTTCCTACAATATAATAAACTTTAGTACCTCTTTTGGCCTTTGTTAAAATTCTTCTTATGACATTAGAGTGTGATTGAGGCCAATACATTTTTTTAGATAACTGCCAACCATCAACAATATCTCCTACAAGGTAAAGTCTTTCAGACTCATTGTTTTTAAGAAAGTCGCAAAGTTCATCAGCACTACAACCTGGTGTGCCTAAATGTAAGTCTGAAATAAAAATGGATTTATATTTAAAATTTTGAGATTTTTCGTTTTGCTCGGTAGACAAAATAAACTCCTAGTGGTAAGGTATAAAAATATTCATCAATTGCAGATTTGCCGGCCATTTGTTTGCCTATGATGGCCACCACAATCATCATAATAAAATAGTTAATTAATAAAGTGTATAAAATAAAAAGGGGTGCCTCTTTCAAGACACCCCAGATATGTTGATGATTAATCTTTATCTTCTTCATCATTATCTTCATCATCAAAATCTTCTTCTACTTCAGGTTCAATTTCTAATACAGATTCAATGTTTTCAATTCTAGCGATAATGTCTTCAATTTTGTTATCAAGTTCTTCAATTTTATTTACTTTCGGTTCGTCTTCTTTATTGTTGAACATTGTTGCCTCTTTGTTATTGTGGATTAACGCTAGTATTTAGTTTTATTTAATATTAAATCAGTATGTTAACGAAAATTTAATATATCATATAAATAATGATATNGCTAACCATTACTACGAACAAAATTTAAACTTGGATATTGACCGCCTTGGCAAGGCGTACTTTGATATCCGTAAACACTTATCATTTGATACAGACGACAAAACAAAGATAGACTTTAATGCTATCTGTATCAATAGAATACCAGGTGATGAAAAAAGTATTACTGGTGGAAATATTCGTGGTTTGTATTGGACTTATCCTGATACAGATAATCACGAAGAAAAAAGATTAGAACCAGTTAACGAAGCTGCTTATACTGAAATTTGTCCAGAGTTCAAAGGAACATACTTTGAGGAAGTGTATGAAATTCTGAAAAGACAATTTGGTAAAATTGGTAGAGTTAGAATACTTATGAAACCACCAAGAAGTTGTCTCTCTTGGCACAGAGACCCCGAGCCACGTATTCATATTCCTATTATTACCAATGTTGGTTGTAAAATGGTAATTGAAGATGAGGCGTTTCATATGCCAGCCAATGGTAGTGCATATGTTACCAACAATACAAAATACCACAACTTTTTTAACGGGAGTGAAATAGATAGAGTTCACATTGTTGCAACTCTATTAAAACCTTTTTATACGTAATGATTAANTTATCAGATAACGCATANAAANGNNTAAANGAATTAAGAAACAAGGCAAACAAAAAATTTGTACGTCTTGATGTCAAAGGCGGCGGCTGTGCTGGTTTTAACTATGAGTGGTCTTATTCAGACGAAGAACAACGTACAGACGCCGTGATTGATGATGTATTAATTGTAAGTAGAGATTATGAATTATATCTTATGGGTTTAGAATTAGATTATAGTTATGATGATTTTGAATCTATGTTTAAGTTTAACAATCCTAAAGCTACAAGTTCTTGTGGTTGTGGAACATCATTCGCAATATAAATAATTATAATCGTTTATCCTGAAACGGACGGAAGTAAACCACAAAGGTTGAAGAAACGCTCTTTTTAAAGGAGTAAGTATGGACTTAATAAAAGACCTACGAGCTTTAAGAAAAGAGAAACAAAAAGAAGTCTCTTCTAAAGCTCAGTTAAGAAAAAGAAGTAAAGAAAGTATTGCCAGACCAAAGGCAAAGAAAAATCTTTTTTCTAACGACCCACGTATGCAAGGGATATAAGACCAATGGTGCCGGCGACTGGACTTGAACCAGTAAGCCGAAGCGACGGATTTTAAGTCCGTTGTGTTTACCTATTTCACCACGCCGGCAAATTGGCCTGCTCGGTAGGACTCGAACCTACGACCCACAGCTTAGAAGGCTGTTGCTCTAATCCAGCTGAGCTACGAGCAGTTTGTGTATTATGCAGGTGTATTATTTGATTGTCAAGCCTTATTTGTAATAAATGGCAAAAGTGTCTGCCATATTTTTGTGGCAGAAAGAAGCAGGTCTATCATAACCTGTTTTTGATTTTCCTCTATATCTGATTCTTAAAGGTTTTACTTTTAAACTAAATTCATAAAACAAATCAAGATACTTCATAGGTATATTTTTTGCTATACCTTGTTCATTAGGGTGGGCAAGATACTTTTTAGCAATCTTGTTCCCAACCCTTTTTAGTTTCTGATAATATTCAGTATTCATTATTTTATCAGCGTAGTTCATATTATTTCAAGTACAAAGGACCAGTCCATTGAATAGGATATTGTCCTTTTAAAACGTTACCTCTAGGAGAGTTTAAAGCAGGCGCATTGTAACCAGCGGCTTTCAATATATCACCTTTCTTAAAGTGTTTAAAGTCTTCTTTAACAATGAAACAAAAAACACCAGTATCTTGTACAATCTTAATGTACTTTTTACCTTCTTTGATTTTTGTTTTATTATCCCAATTATCAACTTGTTCTTTAGAATAACCTGATAGTTCTTTACCACCAGATGTTGACCATCTAAAGTAATCTTGTTTGGCACCAGCCATCAAGTTTTTAATACCCTCATCAAGAGTAGTAGCAGTTTTATCAACGTGTATCATAGTATAGTCCTTTTGTTAGTTATTGAGTTTTTAAGATTAAAAATCCACCACTTATCATTAATGCTAGACCACCTAAAGCGTACATAAACATTTCTAATAGTGAATTTGCGTTTTCAACACATTTACCATCACAATCGCCAGCAGAACCAGCCATCATTGCGATACCTAAAAATATCAAAGTTGCAGAAATAAAGTTTTTCATAGTGTTTTTGTCCTTTCTCATTTTATATAACCAATATACCACATATAAATATAGAAAGCAAGCACTTTTTTTAAAAAAATGACTAAAAAAAGCGTTAAAAATCAAGGGTTTTTGATTTTTTTTGTACTCGTTTTGTTCTTATTGAGCGTTTCCTGTGCAAAAATACGAGAAAGTTGCGATTCGTTTACTTATAAAAGCGAATCACCCTTAAAATATGCGAAAATGTTGCAAAAAGGAGAAATTTTTGCTCAATTTCGTTGTGAATTTTAAATAACAAGTGAGAATTTATGAAAAAAATGAGAATCTTCAAATTTTGGAATGAAAAAGGCGAAGAAAAAGAGACGGAACAGCTAAGTTTAACAAGAGCAGTCAAATCTGTTCAAGGTGATTTCAAAGAACAATTTATCGGAGTTGAATATAAGACAAAAAAAGGCAAGGAAGTGTCAACAACGATAGAATTGCCTTGGGGAAGAAAAATAAGAAGAGCAATTATAGCAGAAAAGAAGAAAGCTGCTTTAAAAGCAAAACAACAAAGATAATATATGGCTAAATTAAGTAAAACTTTTGTGGCACACGAAAGAATGCCTAAAAAGACATCACAATCTGGTAAGAAAAGAAGTTGTAAAATGAGTTCAATGAATAAGTCTAAAAAGAGAAGTTTAAAATTTTACAAAGGACAAGGAAAAGGATAGTGCCGCTTATAGTTAGAAAAGGTGATGATTTATCAACTGGTCACGTTTGTACCAGTATAACACAATTAGATACACCAAGTCAAGGTTCTGTTTATGTTAAAGGTATATTAGCGGCTAGAGTAGGCGACCCAACGGTATCACACCCTAACCCACCTTTACCACCTTGTCCTAATCACGTAGCAAATGTAAACGCAGGTTCTCCTAATGTTTATGTAGTTGGTATTAAAGTAGGTAGAATTGGTGATAGTGCAGATTCAGGTAGTATGATAGACGCAAAGAATAATACCAATGTTTACGCAAACGGTTCGTAAAAGTATATAAATATTACCGTTATGGCACAATACGATTCTACAACAACAAATAATTCTAAAAGGCAGAATAGAAAGTTTAGTGATATAGACCTAGACTTTAGCAGAAATTTGGTTACTAGTGATGTAGCCACGGTAACAAATGTTGTTGCTGTTAAAAGGTCAATAAAAAATTTAGTACAAACTAATTTTTACGAAAGACCTTTTAATCCAGAATTAGGTTGTGGTGTAAGAGAATTATTATTTGAACCTTTTACACCTATTACTAAAGTATTGTTAGAAAGAAAAATAGAAGAAGTATTACAAAACTTTGAACCAAGATGTGTACTTCAAAATGTAACCGTAGATGATGACCAAGATAGAAATAGATTATTAGTAAGTTTATATTTTTATGTTAGAGGTATTCCTGGTCCACAAACGGTGTCAACATTTTTACAAAGGTTAAGATAATATGGCAAATGGTAAACTATCAGTATCAGAATTAGATTTTAATTTAATCAAAACAAATTTAAAAACCTTTTTACAAAGTCAATCTACTTTTCAAGATTATGATTTTGAAGGTTCTGGTTTATCAATTCTTTTAGACGTTTTATCTTACAACACTCACTATATGGCCTTCTTGGCCAATATGTCAACAAATGAATTGTACCTAGATAGTGCCGATATTAGAAATAATATTGTATCATTAGCAAAAATGTTAGGTTATACACCTAACTCACCAAGAGCACCTAGAGCTTCAATTGATATGGTTGTTAATGATGGTACAGGTACATCAATAACTATGGCTAAAGGTACAACTTTTTCAAGTGTAGTTGATGGTATTGATTATCAATATGTAACCAATGAAGATATTACAACAACACCTCTTGACGGTGTATATACATTTAAAAACGTTACCTTATACGAAGGTAGTTTAGTTAAATTTAAATATACGGTAGATAGTACAGACGTTGACCAAAAATTTATTATTCCTAATGCAAATGCAGATACATCAACTTTAAAAGTTTCAGTTCAAACGTCTTCAACAAATTCAGCAATTCAAAATTTTACATTAGCTAGTGGTTACTCAGGAGTAAATTCAACTTCAAAAGTTTATTTTATACAAGAAGGTAGCGAAGGCAGATATGAAGTTTATTTTGGTGATGGTGTTACCGGTGATAAACTACAAGATGGTAATATTGTAATATTAGAATATATTGTAACCAATAAAGAAGATTCAAATGGTGCAAGTGTTTTTGCTTTACAAGGTTCAGTTGGTGGTTTTACAGATGTTTCTATTACTACAAATTCAAATTCTCAAGGTGGTTCAGAAGCTGAAACAGATGAATCAATTAAATTTAATGCGCCTTTAAATTTTGCAGCTCAAGAAAGAGCGGTAACTACAACAGATTATGAAACACTTGTAAAACAAATTTACCCTAATGCATTATCAGTAAGTTCTTGGGGTGGTGAAGATGATGAAACACCAAGATATGGTATTGTTAAGATTGCAATTAAGGCAGCTTCGGGTTCTACATTAACTAATCAAACAAAATTAGATATTGTAAATGGTTTAAAAAAATATAATGTTGCTTCAGTTAAACCTGAAATTATTGACCCACAAACAACTTCAGTTTTATTAACATCTAATATTAAGTTTGACGCAAAGTCAACAACTAAATCAGCAACAACTCTTAAATCAGATATTATTGACACAATAACAGATTACAATACATCAACATTACAAAAATTTGATGGTGTGTTTAGACATTCAAAATTAACAGGTTTAATTGACGATACTGACAATAGTATATTATCAAATATAACTACCGTAAAAATGAGAAAGAGTTTTACTCCAACAATAAACTCTGCTACAAAATATGATATATTCTTTAGAAACGCATTATATAATCCTCACACAGGCCATAACGCTTCAGGCGGTGGTATTTTAAGTTCTACTGGTTTTAAAGTTTCTGGAAATAATAATGAAATGTTTTTAGATGAAGATGGAAACGGAAACGTTAGAAGATATTATCTAGTTAGTGGTGTTAAAACTTATGCAGACAGCAATCAAGGAACAATTAATTACGCAACAGGTCAGGTTACTTTAAATCTTATGAACGTGGCTTCAATATCAAATATTAGAGGTTCTGCTTCAACAATTATTGAAATAACGGTAACTCCTAATTCAAATGATGTTGTTCCTGTTAGAGACCAGATTGTAGAGATAGATGTTGCAAACTCACTAATTACCGTAGAAGAGGATAGTTTTGTTGGTGGTTCTGCCGAGGCCGGCGTTGGTTATACTACATCAACAAGTTATTAATGAATAATGGCAAAGTTTAATGAAAAGTTATCAACGATACTTAATAGCCAACTACCAGAGTTTATAGTTGCTGACCATCCTAGGTTTGCAGACTTTTTAAAATCTTATTATCAACTATTAGAATCAGCAGAATTAAAAGTTAAAAATGTTCAAAACACCGTTGGTGTATTAATTGAAACTGAAACTGGTCAAGAAAACAATTTAGTTTATAACGCTACAAGAATTGGTAGTGCAAAAACTAATATTGATGAAGGCGACAAAATTCTATTAGAAGAAACTGAATACGGAAAATTTACCGTAGGTGAAACGATTGTAGGTAAAACTTCAGGTGCAAAAGCAAAAGTATTAGCTGAAGATTTAACAAACAATAGACTTTTTATATCTGCTCAAGACAAATTTATTACAGACGAATTGATTGAAGGAGAAGATTCAAAAGCTTCTGCTGCTATTACAAATTATAGACCACAACCAGTTCAAAATATTTCAGACCTTGTAAACTTTAGAGACCCCGATAAAGCAATTGAATCTTATTTAAATAATTTTAGAAATGAATTTTTAACAACTTTACCTGAAGTATTAAATAGTGAAGTTAATAAAAGAAATTTAATTAAGAACGTAAAAGATATGTACCAAGCAAAAGGTACATCAGCCGGTCACGAATTATTTTTTAGATTATTATTTAATGAACAATCTGAAACTATTTACCCTAGAGAACAATTATTAAAAACTTCAGATGGTCAATTTAACTCTTCAAAAATTTTAAGAATTATTGAAAGAGTAGGAAACACCGAAGGTTTAATTGGTAGAACAATTACAGGTAAAGATTCAAGAGCAACTGCTGTTATTGAAAACTTAGCACGTTTCCAAATTGGTGATTCAACGGTAACAGAATTAATATTAAATCAAGATACACTTTCAGGAACATTTCAATTAGGTGAAGAAGTTTCTGGTACTGCCTCTGAAATAGATGATTATTTTATTAAGGCAGATATTACAGGAATACCAGGAACAAAAACAATTACAAATTCAGGTTCTCTTTATAAAATAGAAGATACTATAAAAGTTGCCGCTGGTGGTATTGGTGCATTATTTCAAATTGCTGATATTGGTTCAGGTGCAATTGAAGAAATAATTATTGATGATGTAGGTCAAGATTATAGAATTGGTGATGTTTTAAATTTTGATGACAATAATAATTTAGGTACAGGTGTTGCCGGCTTTGTTAGAGTTGTAAATGGTGGTGTTGCTAATGAAGATAATTCAGGCGACAATGTTATTTTAGAAGAAGAAACTGAAAGAGGAGATATTTACGGCGGTTCTAAAATTGTTCAAGAGACAGAAACAGGCACAGGAGATATTACAGACATTTTCTTATCTTCAGGTGGTAATGGTTATAAAGAATTACCTCCAGTTTCAATTACAAGTGCTACTGGTTCAGGTGGTAAAGTTTTAGCGTATGGTGATAAAGTTGGTAAAATTAATTCATTAAAAACAATTGAACACGGAAAAGGTTACGAAGCCTCACCAGCACCAACTTTAACTTTTGTTCAAAACTTTTTATGTATTGATAGAACAGGAACATTTCTTCAAGACAATACTTTTACAACTTCAAGTGGTGCTTCAGGTAAAATTATTAGTTTAGATACAAATACTAACGTTTTAAAATTACAAGACGTTTCGGGTACAATTAATATTAATGATACTATAACATCACAAACAGGCGGTACTGCTAAAATTAAAAAATTTAATTTGGCTAGTGCTACGGTAAATGTTGTTCCTGTCACCGATACAGATGGTGAATTTATTAATGATGATGGTAAATTATCTGAAAGTACAATGAAGATACAAGATAGTTTATATTATCAAGATTTCTCATATGTAATTAAAGTTGGCCAATCTATTAATGCTTGGCGAGACGCATTTAAAAAGACAATGCATACAGCAGGTTTTTATTTTACAGGTCAAGTTAACATTGCGAGTAGAATAAATGCAAGAATTAAAACTCCTGTTGATGGTGTGGTTTCAGGTGTTTCTGAGGTGCCGTTCTTACAAGTTCTTAATACTTTATTCTCTACAATATTTGGTAGAAGATTAGGAACAAAATCTGATGGTACAACATTAAGAGCAAACGCAAGATTAGCTGGTGCAATTGATTCAGACGCAACTACAAGTGAACATTTTGAATCAAACACTAGAGATTTAACTTTACAAGAAGAAACTGGTATTAATTATTTAAGTAGAGTTAGAAGAAATATACCAGATAACACACAAACTTATAATGTTAGACAAGGTCACGCATACGCAGGACCAAGATATGCATTTTTAAATAAAAATATTCAACAAATATTTAAAGGTCCAGGATTTACGGTACAAGCCTTTAATGATATTAAAATTATTGGTACTAGAACAGGTTTAGATGGTCAACCAGCAACTTTTATTGCAACATCACATCCAGACGGTCAAAATTTAAAGACTTATTTTACAATACCTAGTGAGTTTGCTTCAAATAAAAATGACTTCTCAAACACGGTTACCAACTTTAGTTCAACAACAGCAACGTTTGATGATACAACACCATAGGAATGATTATAAATAGTAGAGAGAATTAAATATGGCAAAATTTACAATTAATACAGGTTCAAGTCCAAATGACGGTACAGGTGATAACCTACGTACTGGTGCAACGTATATTAATAATAACTTCAATGAGATATACAATGCAATTGGTAACGGTACCGTTCTAACAGCTTATCTTGATTTAGCTGACGATACTTCATCAACTTTAAGAAAGAATATTGGTGAAACATTAACAATTGAAGGTGGTTTAGGTATTGACACACTTATAACTGGTGGTAAATTACAAATTAAAGTAAACGCTTCAGTATTGACAGCAACAGCAGCTGCTACGTTAACAAACAAAACTATCAATTTAACTAATAACACACTTTCAGGAACATTAACAGAATTTAATACAGCAATATCTGGAACAGACTTTGCTTCAACTGACCAAACTCAAACTTTAACTAATAAGTCAATGAGTGGTGCAGACAACACATTTACAGCAATACCAAATACAGGTCTTGCAAATCCTGGAATTACAATTAGAGATAATACTTCTACAACAGATTTTGTAAATTTAGGAGAAACATTATCTATTTTAGGTACAGGTTCAGTTTCATCAACGGTAACAGGAAATACGGTAACTCTAAACGTATCAAACTTATCTAACTCTGACTTATCAGGTAGTGCAGGTATCACAAATGCAAACTTGGCCAACTCTTCGGTAACAATTGGTAATAGTTCAGTTAATTTAGGTGGTACTTTAGCAAGTGCAGGTAATTTTAATTTAACAGGCACATCTTCACTTTCAGGTTCAGGTACCGTTGATACAACTGGTTCAGGTTCTAAAGTTAGAGGTAACTTTTCTAATCAGGCTTCATTCCCTACAGCAACTTCATACTCTGGTTTATTTGCTTTAGATGAAACACAATTAAAACCTTTTGTTGCTACACAATCAGGTTATATTAATATTTTAACAGAGAATGATTCAGTATCAAGACACGCTGACGTATTTACAACTGGTATTGCAGATGGATATATTTTAAAATGGGTATCAGCAAATGGTCGTTTTGAAGCACAAGCAAATTCAGGTGGTTCAGCTTTAACGGTTGCAGATGAGGGTGGTGATTTATCAACTGCCGCTACTAAATTAGATTTCGTAGGTTCTGGTGTAACCGCTTCAGGTACAGGCGCAACAAAAACAATTACTATATCAGGTGGCGCAGGTGCATTAAACGATTTATCAGATGTAGTAAATAGTTCGCCAACGGCAGGTATGTCATTAGTTTATAATGGCACAAATTGGGTACAAGCAACAACACCAGTTTCTCAATTATTGGTAACTGCTAATGGTTCAAGTGCTTTTCTATTTACAGGTGCAGGTTTCCCTTCAACTTCAGGTGACAATCCAGCATTACACTTGAAAAAAGGTCAAACTTACTATTTTATTAATAACTCTGGTGGTTCACACCCATTCAGAATACAATCAACAACAGGAACAGGTGGTACACCGTATAATACAGGAGTTACCAATAATGCAGCTGCTTCAGGAGCAATCATATTTCACGTATCTATGGACACTCCAGCAACTCTTTATTATCAATGTACAGCCCACGGTGCAATGAACGGAACAATTAACATAACATAGTGAGAAGTCTTATAAATATTGATTAAGGAAAAGAAAATATGCCAGCAATTATAACAAATAAGTTTAGAATTCACAACTCCGAGCAGTTTAAAGAGTCTTTCTCTGAAGCTGCAGGTAATAATTACTATCTTGGTATTGGTAGACCATCACCATTCAATACTGCTACTAGAGCAGATGGTCGTACAGATAACCTAGGTACAGATGTAATACCATTAACTCCAGCAGATAACAATAATACTATGTCAATATCATATGACGATTTATTGGCAGTTAAAAGAATTTCAAGCACAGATATTGCTTTCGTAGCACCTAGAAGAAACTGGACAACAGGTACAACTTACGATATTTACAGACACGATTACGGAGATAGAATTACTGGCACAACTACTCAACAATCGGCAAATAGTGGTGTTTTTAATTTATTTGACGCAAATTTTTATGCTATGAATTCATCAAGAAATGTTTACAAATGTTTAGATAATAATAATAACACAGCTTCAACGGTAGAACCAACAGGCACAAATGCTTCAACTATTCTATCTACTGCTGATGGTTATAAGTGGAAATATATGTACACACTTTCTGCTTCTGAACAATCAAATTTCTTATCAACTGACTTTATGGCAGTTTCATCAAATGCTTCAGTATCATCAAATGCTGTTGATGGTGCAATTGATATTGTAAAAATTAAAACTGCTGGTTCAGGTGGTGCAGACGGAACACATACTGGTATCGCAATCAAAGGCGATGGTACTGGTGGTGTAGTTTCTGTTGTTGTAACCTCTGGTGCTGTAACCGCTGTAAACGTTACCAGCGCAGGTACAGGCTACACATTCGGAACAATTTCAAATGCTCAAATAGTTTCAGCAGGTGCAACTAACCTTGTTGGTGCAGAATTAGATGTAATTATTCCACCAAAAGGCGGACACGGATTTAACGCAGTTCAAGAATTAGGTGCTTTCTTTGTTATGACAAACGTAAGTTTAGAAGGTACAGAATCAGCTAACTCTGGTGACGTTTCAGTTGCCAATGACTTTAGAAGAGTATGCTTAATTAGAGACCCACAATCAGGTGGTTCAGCTGCTTCAGCTGTAACCTTGAGAGCTACTAAAGCAGTTCAATTAACTGGTGTTTCAGGTTCTTTTAACGTTGACGAAAAAATTACTCAAGCTTCAACAGGTGCCGTAGGTATTGTTGTAGAATGGGATTCAACTAATTCATTATTATATTATGTTCAAACAAGACATAATGATGAAGGCGTTGACGCAAATGGAAACCAAACAGCGTTTAGTGGTACAAATGTAATTACAGGTGCTGGAGGTGCTTCAGGTACTCCTGTTAGTACAAGTGGTACCGTAAACAATGTTGTAATTGCAAGCGGATATTCTGTGCCAGAAATTGACCACGATTCAGGTGATGTGTTGTATGTAGAAAACAGAGCACCAATAACGAGAGCGGCAGACCAGACAGAGAATATCAAGTTGATAATTGAATTTTAAGGGGAATTATAGACTATGCCAAGTCCAACTGATTTTAACCTTTCGCCCTATTATGATGATTTTGCTGAAAATAAGAAGTTTCATAGAATACTTTTTAGACCAGCATTTGCCGTACAAGCGAGAGAGTTAACACAATCACAAACTATTTTACAAAACCAAATAGAAAGGGTTTCTGACCATCTATTTGAAAAAGGTGCTATGGTCATTCCAGGTGAAATTGGTTATGACTTAAATTACTATTCAGTAAAATTAACTTCATTTACAGATTCACAAAACGTTGGCGTTACCTTAGCAGACTTTGTTGGTTTAGAATTAACAGGTGCTACTTCAGGTGTAAAAGCAAAAGTAATTAATCAAACAGCTACAGATGGTACTGACCCAAATACTTTATATGTAAAATACGTTGATTCAGGAACAAATAGTACATCCGATAAGTTTACTGCTGGAGAAACTATTTCAGTTTCAACAACTTTACAAGGACAAGTAACCACGGTATCTGCCGTAGTAGATAGTTGTTTTACAGGTTCGGCCGCATATGTAGGTGCTGGTGTTTATTACATAAATGGTTTTCACGTTAATGTAATTGAACAAACTTTAATACTAGACAAATATTCAAACACACCATCATATAGAATTGGTTTACAAGTTGCAGAATCTTTTGTGACACCTAATGAAGACCCAAGTCTAAATGATAATGCTCAAGGAGTTTCAAATACAAATGCTCCTGGTTCACACAGATTTAAAATAGATTTAACACTTAAAAAATTAACATTAGCTTCTGCTGAAGATAATAACTTTGTAGAATTATTAAGACTAAAATCTGGTATTATACAAAACCAAGTTAGAACAACAGAGTATGCAGTATTAGAAGATACGTTAGCTAGAAGAACATATGACGAATCTGGTGATTATGCAGTAAGAGACTTTGAATTAGAAGTTAGAGAACATTTAAAAAATGGAAATAACAGAGGTATATTTACATCAGCTAATGGCGGTTTAGAAACTAAACTAGCATTAGGTTTATCTCCAGGAAAAGCATACGTAAAAGGTTATGAAATTGAAACTCTTACAACAACTTATGTTGACGCAGATAAAGCAAGAGACTTTGATACAGAAAATAATTTTAGTACAAAATTTGATTTAGGAAACTTTGTTTATGTAAACAATGTATTTGGTTCGCCAGATATAGGTTTTGTATCAGGTTCTACTGAAGCATTTAAAGGAGTTAATTTATACAAATTAGCAACAGCAAGTGGTAGTAGAGGTACAGAAAGAAACGGATTACTTTCAAGTTTAGAAACAATTGGTCGTGCTAAATCAAGAGGTTTTGAATACGTAACCGGTTCGCCTACTAATTTTACTTTCTCATCTAACGGAATTACAAATACAATATTCAAAAATTATCTTTTTGATATTGAAATGTTTACACATTTAAATATTACAACAGCACAAGCATTTACAACTGGTGAAAAAATAACTGGTGGTACAACTAACGCAACTGGTTTTGTACAATCAGTTTCAAATGTTGAGTCGGTAACAATTACTTCCGTTTCAGCTGCAAGTCCAGGTGTGGTAACGACTGCTTCAAATCACAATTTTAAAGAAGGCCAACAGGTAACAATTTCAAGTATAGCTGGTTGGGCAATAGACTCAACTGCTTCAGATTCAAGTGCTAGAGTTTATACGGTTAGAAATCCTAGTGCAAACACTTTTGAGTTATATAACACAAACGGCACAACTGCTGTTAACGTAACCACAGGTGGTACAGGTGGTACTGCTGAACACGGTTTAGTAGTTCTAACAAATGTTCAAGGTGCCTTTTCTGCTAACGAAACAATTACAGGTGGTACTTCATCTAACACGGCTGTTATTCAAGGTGACGCTGCTGGTTTTAAAGGTGCAAGACATTTTGAATTTTCAGCAGTCAAACAAATTGGTCAACCTGGTACACCAACTTACACAGCAGACACAGCTTTATCTGCTACATACGGAGAAAATGCAACTCTAACTGGTAATTTAAGTATTGCAAGTTCAGGTTCGGCAGTAATCGGTTCTGGTACTAGATTTACAACTGAATTAAAAGTTGGTGACTCAATAACTTTTGACAATACAACTGGTGCTTCTTTAACTAGAACGGTTGAAGCTATTTTATCAGACACTAGTTTAACATTAGGTGAGGCAATTACAGCTACAGCAGTATCTTCATCAATTGCAGTTAGAAGAAGAGCTAAACTACAAGACGCTAATAAAAATGTTGCAATATTCCAAATGGGTTATGACGCAATCAAAACATTAAAAACAACTTCAAACTCTGGACTATCTGATACAAACTTTAAAGTAAGAAGACAATTCTCTATTAGTTTATCTTCAGGTACAGGACAAATTTCAGCAGGTAATAACGAAACGTTTACAAGTTTATCTGAAGGAGATTATATTGTTTCTATTATTAATGCAAACTCAGCTTCTCTTGGTGCAACAGGTAATATTTTAAGTTTAACTGGTAATAATGGTGATGGCAACCCAATCTTTACTTTATCAGGTTCGCCAACAGGTAAAACTTTAGACTTTGATTTTGGTACAGCATATGCTGACGCAGATTTAAAAATTGTTGCTACGGTTAATCGTTCAATAGCAAATTCAAAAACAAAAACATTACAAAACAATTCTACTAAACAAGCTAATAATCAATCAGAAATACAAAGTGGTACAATCTCACTTGGTAAAGCAGATATTCTAAATTTAGATTCTATTAAGATGTCTGCTAACTTTAGTACAGACGCAATATCAACAGATACAGATGTCACGGATAGATTTGAGTTAGACAATGGTCAAAGAGATAACTTCTATGACGTAGGAAGAATAAAACTAAAACCAGGTGCATTGGCACCAACTGGAAGACTATTAATTACGTTTGACTTCTTTACACACGGTTCTGGAGATTATTTTGATGTTGACTCTTATTCAGGTGTTGTTGATTATGAAAATATTCCAAGTTATGTATCAGATACATCAGGTAAAGAATATCAATTAAGAGATTCATTAGACTTTAGACCTAGAGTAGATGACGCTTCAACAATCAATTCAGGTAACCAAGATAGAAGTTATACAGGCGCTTCATTAGACGTTGTAAAATTTGGCGAAGATGTAACCGCTGACTTTGAATATTACCTATCAAGAATAGATAAAGTATTTTTAGATAAAGATGGTTCATTTAAAATTGTTAAGGGTGCTTCTTCATTAGAGCCGCAGGTTCCAAAAGGTTTAGATAGTGGTATGCATTTATACACACTATTGTTATCGCCTTATACTTTAACACCAGAAAGTGTTGAGATTGAAAGACAAGATAACAGACGATATACAATGAGAGACATTGGTAAACTAGAACAAAGAATTGAAAATGTTGAATACTACACTCAACTATCTTTACTAGAACAAAATGCTCAATCATTACAAATTCAAGACGCAGATGGTTTTGATAGATTTAAAAACGGATTTATTGTAGATAACTTTACAGGTCACGGTATTGGTGATGTAGGTAATTTAGATTACAAATGTTCTATGGATATGTCAAATGGTCAAGTAAGACCTACATTTAAGGAAGACGCAGTTCAATTAATTGAAACAGATGATAAAGGTTTCTCTGATGGTGCTTTGATTACCGAACAAGATAGAGTATCTTCTAATTATGCAAAAACTGGTGATATTATTACATTGCCTTATACAGAAACAACTCTTGTTGACCAACCTTTTGCAAGTAAATTTATTAACGTAAACCCATTCAACGTATTTACTTGGATAGGTTCAATTGACCTT